AACAATAATCGAAATACTCATCTAATGCTCCTGTATATAATACTTTATTTGCTACTCCTTTGTATTTTTCTTTATTGTACGGTTCATTTAATATAACGTCACTACCTTCTACAAGTTTTTCAAATATATAGTTATAGCCTTTTTTTGGTATGCCTTGATATTCTTGGTTAAAATAATTGTTGTCATATATAAATCTTAAAGGCAATCTATTTATTATACTAGCTGGTAAATCTTTGCAATCTCTTCCCCATTGTTTTTCTGTATATCCTTTAATTAATTTTTCATATATAGTTTTTCCAACTAGACTTATTGCTTTTTCTTCTAAATTAATTGGCTCTCCTTTAAATCTTTCTTCTTCTATATGTCTTTTTGCATCCTCTGGTGTTATTACATCATTCCACATCTTGCTAAATGTATTCATATTAAAAGGTAAATTATATATTTCCCCTTTATAATTTGCTATTGGAGAATTAGTAAAACGATTAAATTCACATATATTATTTAATAAATCCCATATTTCTTTATTGTTTGTTCTAAATATATGAGCACCATATTTATGTACTTCTATTCCTTCAATGTCATCACAATATACATTGCCACCTATTACATTTCTTTTATCAATTATTAAGCATTTTTTCCCTTTTTTATTCATTAAATAAGCAAACATACATCCAGTTAAACCTGCTCCAACTATTAAATAATCATATTTCATATTATTCCTCCTTATGTGTTTTTCTCCAAAACAAGCTTCCAACTCTATTTGAATTATAAATATATAATACTCTATCTAAATATGTTGTTTCTAATTTTTGTACATCTTGTTGAAAATCCACATCTTCTTCTCCCCATTGTAAATCTTCTCTAAACAATGGAATTACATCATTTCTATATATTGCCTTCCACATTGCTGGATTTGTTGGTCTTTTTACTACTTCATTCTCACTTAATCCTAACCAGTTAAAATTGATTACTTCTGTTCCATATTTATCTATTGCATCTAATAATACTTTTATATAATCCATTGTTACTGTATCATCACAATCTATAAATCCAATATACTTGCCTTTTGCTTCTTTTATTCCTCTATTTCTTGTTCTTGCTGTACCTTTATTTTCTTGGTGTACTATTCTTATAAATTCGCTATTAAATTTGTCTAATTTACTTTCATTACAACCATCATCTATCACTATTACTTCTACTTCATCATTTAATTGTGCTTCTAATCCTTTTAACAATATTACCATTAGCTCATAAGTTTCAAAATAAGGAATAATTAAACTTAATTTTATATTACCATTGTCTATCGTTTCCATCATCCATCTCCTTTTTACATTTGTTTACCGCTTCGCTTAATATTCTGTCTATTTTTGCATCTTTACCTTTTTCTTGTAAATATAGTAATAATGTATCTGCATAATGCCTTATTGTACTTGTTTCCCATAATGGATTTTTTGTTCTTATTGTTGTTACTGAATTATTATTACTTTTATTCCATACATATAAAGGTTTTTTAAGTAATTCAAATGTATTCATATATATACATATTCTTCTATGTTGATTTCTATCTTCTTTTAATGTTCCTTCTGGATATAAACATTCTTGTCTTGTTGCAAGTTCCTTTTTTATTACTTTTCCACAACTACCGCTCCAACCTTGTATTGCTTCATATTTATCTTTATAATTAGGTTCATAACATTCTTTTGTTTTTCCATTTTTATAATCTGACATTCCTATAAATAATACATCAGGATTATTTATTAATGCTCTATTTATTTGTTCTAGCGCATTTTCATTCAACAACCAATCATCACTATCTATATACATTACATAATCAACATCATCTGACAAATGCAAATATGCTTCATTTCTTGCTCCACCATTTAGTCTTTTTTGTTTTAGCTTAATTATTTTAATGTTTATTTTATCCACATACTTTTCCACATTATCCACACTTTTATCTGTTGACATATCATCTACAAATATTACTTCATAATTCTTGTATGTTTGTTCTACTATACTTCCTAAACATTTATCTATCCATTCTTCATAATTATAGTTAGGTATTATTATTGCAATTTTATTTTGTTTTAGTTCTGGTAATTTCTTCCAATCTTTATTGCTTATATTTGCCCTTTTAAGACATTTTATATTATAATTAGTTAAGTTTATATCTACTTCATCTAAAAAGTCTTTATTTATGCAATGTAGTTTCAAATTAAGTAATTTTTGTAATGGTTCATCATCAAATACATAAATATATTCAAATTCTGTAAAATCTTCTATGTGCTTTATACAATTTTTATCTATTGCAACTTTCATAAAACCCCCTATTTTCAGACATATAAATATATTAATTAATTCTAAAAACGGCTTAAAATTAATTGTCATGTGTTGTTTTTGTACTAATCATCATCTTCTTCACTATAATATTCAATATAACTTTGTTTTGCTTTTTCTGTTGCTTTATCTGTTAATTTATATATTTCTTCTTCTTCATCATAATAATACCAATCTTCATTTATTATGAAATAAGGTGTTACTCTATCTTCCATTATAATATTCCTCCAACCATTCTCCAAATGTTTCTGTCCATACATCTTGTTCTTTACTTAACTTGTATTTAGCAAATGTTTCTGCGAACCATTCATAATTTCTTTTAGCTAATGCGTATTTACTAAAATATGTTTTCTTAAACTCTGTCTTTGTAATCTTCTTGTCTAACTTTCTCATTGCGTTTGTAATAAGCGTATCGCATAAATCTTTATCTAATTCTTTTATTGGAGCAAAGCTATTTACTCCTCTATAATAACCATATTCAAGTACATGTCCATATTCGTGAGTTATTGTATAAGTTGATAACTTATCTTCTGGTACATCATAATGCCATCCTGATTTTATATCTTTTCTATGGCTATCAATAAGTGTTTCTTTATTGCTATAATATTTTGTATTAAAGTTTATATTGCTCTTATTTCTAGATGAACTTGCATAAACATTCTTCCTTTTTTCATCTGTTCCAATCTTTAATGTCTTACCATCTTTAGTGTATCTGTTTATATTGTGATTATATTCACTTGTTAAGCTATCTAATTGCTTTAATTGTTCATTTCTTAATTCTTTATCTGGTAGATTAAATATTGTATTATCTACACTTATTTGTTTTTCTTCTAAATCTTGAACTAGCATATTAAACTCTTCATCCAATTCTGTATCTGTTAATTTTATTGGTTCTTTTTGTTTTACTGGATTTATCTTTTCTTTTATACTTTCTACTTTAGTTCTTGCATAACCACTTACACTCATTCTTTGTTTTTTAGGTTTTAATCCACTTGCCTTACACAAATCATTATATTTATGACTTAATATTGTTATTTTTCTTTGACTTTCTCCTACAAGTTCCATATCTCCTGATGCTTTTGCCAATATTTGTATATCTTTATTTTTTCTTGCTTGTAATTCTAATTTCCTTTGTAGCTGCTCTCCCTCATAATTAGTATAGTGTTTGCCTTCAAATTCAAAACCATTCTCATTATCTTCTTTTATTTTATCTAACTGCTCATCTGTATATTCTGGTTTATTTACTCCTAATACTATACTAAATATTTTATGATAACAATTTAATTCTCCAATATGTCTTTTATCTGCTCCGTCATATATATTTCCTTTTACATCTTTTGCTATATCTCCATTTTCTAATTTTTCGTATTCTTCATTGCTAAACTGTCTACCTTGTATATCTTCGTGGTCTGGTGCTGGATTACTATGCACACTTATTTCTATTCCATCTGCATCATATTCTTGCCCAAATCTTATAGAAGTTTCATTATTTAATTGTCTTATTCCATCTAATATATTTTGTCTTACACTACTATCTAATCTTCTTTTGTATCCACTTCTATATTCTACTAATCCATTACCACCTAATTCTTTTAATGTATTTCTCATAGAACTATAAAAATCTTCTTTACCTTGTATTACACTTAATATTGCTTTGTCTATTGTATCATAATATGCTTGTTGTAATGGTACGAAATCTCCACCTAATACTAACCCTACTGCACTTGTATTTGCTATATTCATATATGTCCCAGCTGTTATACTTGCTATGCTTCTTACTTGGTTTTGTAAACCTATATCTTTACTATATGGAATATAATCTATTCCTCTATATTTATAAAATTCTTTTGCAAATTGTTTGTTACTTTTTGCTACTTCATCAAATATCTTGTATATGTCTTGTACATTTTTACCACTTACTTTTGCTAACTCTTTTGCTATTTCTTCATAACTACCACCATATTTCAATATTTGACTTACTTGATATGCCTGTGATGGACTTAATGTACTTATTTGTTTTATCGCTTCGCCTATCTTTTTTAATATACTACTATTTGCTTCTTCTATTCTATTTACAAGTCTTTCTGCTAATCTTTCTTCTACTTCTTGACTTAACATAGGATTTTACCTCCTATTCTTTTACTAATTTCCAATCTAATTTATTACTTTTATTTAAATTATCTTTTGCTTTTAGTAATTGTAAATTTGTATAATTGCACATTTTAATTACATCTTCTCTTGTTTGTGCTTTTGAAATTGGAATTATATGGTCTATATGTACTTTAATGTTTACATTATATTCCTCATTATAATTATTCTTATATGTTTCTAAAAGATATTTAATAAAATAATCCAAATCACATCCTAATAGCTTTTCTGCTTTTTCTTTTTTTGTATGTCCATTTCTTTTAAATGAATTATTTATCATATTTCTTGTTGCAATTTTTAATTTATAAATTTCATCTGCCTTTCTTCTTTCTCTGCATTTTTTATTCTGATTTACTCTATTTTTTATTTTATATCTTTTTATTTGTTCGTTTATTTTTTCTTTGTTTTTTTCTACATACTTTTTTCTTTTTTCTTTATTATTTTGTCTATATTCTTTTGCATACTTTTTTCTTTTAATTTTCAATTCTTCATCTTCCTTATGAGCATTATAATATTGTTTACTTTTTTCTTTTGCATATTTCAATATTTCATTTTTATGTTCATTATAATATTTTTCTTTATATTCTTTTATTCTTTTTTTGTTATTTCTTCTCCATTCTTTCAAATGCTCTTTCATACAACTTTTACAAGAATTTCTTCCTTTCTGAAATTCTTCATCACTTTTTTCTTGTCCACACTTTTTGCATATTTTTGTCTTCATTATTGACCTCTTTCTTATTGACCTTATAAATAAAATAGGGAAGATGGGTCAATTCATCTTATCAACAAGTTAATTACTCTTGTCTATCCCTATAAATATTATAATACAATTATTATATATTGTAAATTACTGTTTTATTATTTCTTCTATTGTTGGTTCTTCTAATTTTATTTCTTCCATTTTCTTTTGAGCTATTTCAGGGCTTTCTCCAAAAATTCGAACTCTGTATTCTGCTCCACTTATTAATCCTGCATTATATTCTCTTAATGCTCTTACACTTTCTGCTTCTTTATCTTCTATAATACTATCATCAAATTGTATTACCATATCTTCTGTATCTAAATTATATATTCCAAATACTGTTGATACATAACAAATTGCTCTTACTAAATCATATATTGCACTTTCATATCCTATTTGTAATTTCTTCATTCTTCTTGCCATTTTACTATTACTTGATATTACAGCTGTTGCTGTACTTAAATTTGTTCCATCAAAATGATAATGATTTTCTCCAAATCCTACCTTATTTCCTAATATATTTAGAGATGTATTTATAGCATTAATTTGGTCTGCTACTCTTAAATTATCGTGGTCTTGCTGTATTAAATCATCTTTGTTTGCTCCTTTAGGTAACATATAAATATCTGTATCGTTAGGGTCAAATGTTAACTTTTGTTCCCCATTGTCATAATTAAACATTTCAGCTCTTGCAAATGTTCTTCTTCTACCATCTTTTACTTCATTCTTAAATGCATCAAAATCTATATCTACTGTTT